GCGCGGGGATGGGACGAAGGAGGCAGACGACAAGCGGAATGCTGACGTCACCGTTTCCGTGATATCCTTTTCGATCTCTCTCCTCTTCGTTCCTACTCCGGTGTCCGAGGTAGGCCTGCATACACAGTCTACCAAGTCCAGAGCAACAACAACACGTTTTCGCACGTGCGCATCCAGTCCCTCGACTACATGCACGTTGCGTAGCTGGGTCATATCTTTCGAAGCCTCCTCGGAGGTCTTAGTGAGTATGACAGCTGCACAGCGTTTGAATACTTTGGGCGCCCCCACGGGCCCCGGTAATCCCCAACCACCCAGCTCCTTCGGCCAGTTAAGTGGCATCCCCGACTGTCTGTACATGCGGTAGGTGTTCTTATGGAGAGACTCGGCGACAGCAAGAACTCTTGCCTTCCGCCACCTCTCTTGAACGACACCCATCTGCTCGTGCAGTACATCCGGGAGTATGACCCAAGTGGGTGCCATCTCGTCGTCGCTGCGTTTTGACTCGCGCTTACTCAATGCAATTGCAGAGAGTTTCGCACGGTTCACGCGTGACACGGGACGGTACCGTTGGTAGGTGATCTCCATCGTCTCATCTCGCCCCGCCAGGGCGATCGCTAGGTACGCCCCTAGCGTGTGCTTCGTCTCAAAGTCCGAGGCAATCGCTTCCGCCGTCTTCCGTTTCGTTAGCGAAATGATGCGTCCAACAGTGAAGAGCCTCTCGACAAAGATGAGCCTCAGGGCTGCCGACCGGTAGCTCTTTGAGATGTTAATCACCAACCCGACATCAGATATCTTCTGGAAGTAGAGCTCTGTCCTGAGTTTCTCCCATATCGCACCTAAGTCATCCCCACACACCACGAACGCTGGCCGATGCCGCACACTCGGCGGTCTCTCGAGATCGTCGGTTGGTTTGTACGACGCCGCGTACACGTTCAGGACAGTCAAGATAGGCCACGTCAGCGACAGGCCCATCAGAGCACCCCGAGTGGTGTTCCTGCCCACATATTCCATCAACCCTGCTTCTTCCCAGAGTCCCCGCTCTGAGGCAGAAGGTTCCGCCAACGTCATTGGCCCTATGGCAAGTAGCATCATGTCATGGAACTCTTCTGAGCAGAAATGGTCTCTCATCGCCCGCTTAAACCCACTATACACAGCGTACGCCACAGGAAACTGTATGTAGTCGGAGGCTTTTGATAAGTCTGCGGACAGGCCCTCCATGGGCTCCGATGAGCTGGACATACTTCTGGTCGCCCCCGTCTTCAAGGCGCCAGGTATACCAACATCCCGAGTGAGTGAGTACTTGGCAGAGGACTCGTGTTTGAGAAGGCGCATCATCGCGTGATTGACTCTCTGGGCGTTCGTTACGACCGCGCTCTGAGAGATCGATGCAATCCGCGTTTTGTTGCCTCTCTCGCCTATGACAACTGGCCGCATCAAGGGCGCCGGGACCTCGTCGGCCTGGATTCCCATATACAGGTCGCGGAGTTCTTCTCGCGCTACTGCTGTTGCCACTAGTCCTATGGCTTGAGCTCTCACGGGGGCACTCGTTGCGGGGTTTGCGTCCCACCGACCATCCACCCGCACGAAACTGGCACCACTTCCCAACGACGGAACGGCGTTATCTGTCGGAATTTTCGAGCGCACATCTCGAATCTTACCGTGCTCATCTCTGAGTACGCCTCTGCGCCGGCGCTGCTCATCGACACCGACGTCGGTATTCAGCCATGCTGCAGGATCCGTCACTGACACGGGAATCCGTTCAGCGTCTGGGTCGTTGTAGTCCTCTAACGACCCAACCAGTTCGGGATCGATGCGGTACCCTTGCCACCCGCTCGTAGATAACTCTGCGCGGCGGGGCGGTGAGGGGTCAACCTCATCTGTCTCGTACACTTTGGCCTCTAGCTCGATGCCATCTTTTGTACGCTGCAGGCTGGGGATCTGATAAGATCCTCCCTTGACGTCAAGTGCCTTGTCCACGTAATACTGGACTGTCCCCCCTTTCGCACGCGAGTTCTCCAGACACGCGGAGTTATTGAGTCTGATCGGTCCTAGCGCTAGCTTAGCGCCTGGATTGGCTCTTTCCCACTTCCTCCTCAGCTCCTTGAACAAGTTCTGGCTGAACTGTTCAATCTTCTCAAGTTCGCTATCAGCGACGTTCGCGAAATCATCGCTGAACATTACTCCTTTCCAAGCACGCAATGCTTTGACCGCCGCCTGGTCAGCATTTGCCGGAGAGGGTATGGCTCGCTTCATGGATGCAAATTGCCATAAGTTGCGAGCTGTCGCTTCACTCTTGAGTGAGCCCCGCAAGAAGGTCCTAAGTGGCCTTATGCGGGCGTGTCTATGTGCTTTCCACCTTTCCTCGTCAAACAGGCTGACATTCGCAATTGCGGCGAGTTCGCAATCGGTGCCCCACTGCTTAATCACAGCTGCACCACCATTCGGAC